CGGCCGACACGGCGCCCGCCCCGGCGACGCCCCACATAAAGTCATAGAATGTGCCGGTGCCGGTCGCCGCGTTCGTGTAGGCGGTCGGGCTGACGCTGGCACCCGAGCCGTCCGTCATTGTGTTCGTCACGCCCGGCGTGACCGCGCCGCCGTTCCACCCGGCGCCGAAGACGATCAGGTCGCCGGACTGGCCGTCGTTGCCGCCGCACGTCGCTATCTGGGTAGCCCCGCCCCCGCCGCCGCCGTTGCCGGCCTGGTCGGACACGGAAACGGTCGCGCCGCCGGAGAACTCCGCCAGCATCGAAAACGAAAACGAGGTGCCAGAGGCCGTGAATACGGGGGCCGTCTCCCCGGCCGAGGAGTTCGCCTTGTAGTAGATCGCGCCCCACACGAACGACGCGCCCCACTGCACTACCGCGTTCCAGCCGGAGGCGCCCGTGGAATAGGGAGCGGTGCCCGAGTTGGAGTTGGAGAACATCCACGCGGTCAGCAGGTTTCCCGAGCCGGTGGTGGCACCGAACGCCGGTGACAGGCTGGACGCGACACTCCCGGCGGAGACGAGGGCGAATGACATGGCGTCCTCCTATGCCGCTACCGGAAGACTGACCTGAAGCGCCGTCAGGGACAGCGTGTTACCCGTGTGCATCACCGCGCCCGGCGAGGACGTGCCCGGCGGGGCGTCCAGCGGCTGCGAGAACTGGAACGTGCCGCCGGAGGACAGCGACCAGAACGACAGCCACAGCACTTTCTCGCCATCGGTGCCCGCCCATGACGACCACGACGGCGGCGAGGAGGCGATGATCGTGCCGCCCGACGCGGTGCCCCACGTCACCCCCGACCGCGACGTCACCGACGACAGGTTCGCCGTCCCGGCCGCGCCCGGGCTGCCGGTGTGCAGCTGCGCCCACAGCGCGCTCGCCGTCCAGGTCGTCAGCGCCGCATTGGCGTTGGCCGTGCTCGGCAGCGGGTTACCCATCGCCGCCCCCCGTCACGGGCGGGCGCCGCGGCGGCGTGCGCGGGGCGGGACGGTCAGGCTGCACGGCGGCGGGCTCCGCGGCGGGCTCCGGGGCCGGGACGGGGGCCGCGGTCAGCCGCTCATAGTTCTCCGGCGTCACCGCCAGCCCCGGGTGCCCCTCGAACACCGCCCGCCAGTTGCTCACCCCGGCCACCGCGCTACGCGCCACGCTCCGCCTCCATCACGCCACCGTCGCCCCGGCATCCACCGGGAGATAGGACAGGTACCACTTCATCTGGCCCGCGTTCGTGGCGCTCGTGGTCCACGTGATCGTCCCGGTGAAGGCCAGGAACGACGCGGTGGATCCTGACTGCGCCTGCACGTTGTTCGCCAGGATGGGCGTGCCGCCCACCTCGCTCGCCCACTGCGGCACGTAGAACGTGCCGATCGGCTTGGACGTGACCGCCGTGGCCGCCGCGATAGCCGCGTTCCCCGCCGTGCCGGACGTCGGCGTCGAGCCGATCGCCAGCGTCGTCGCCGTGGCGTCGCACGCCGTCGTCACCACGCCCCACAGGGACTGGATCAGCACCGCGCCGCCCGCCACCGTGAACAGCGTCGAGGTGGTCGTCGCGGGCAGCGTCGCCGCCGCCCTGACGACCTGGTTGCCGAGCCCGTAGCCCCGGGGGAGCAGCGACATCAGGACACGCTCGCCCCGGTGTCAAGCGGCACGTACGTCAGGTACCACTTGAACGCGCCCGTATTCGTCGCGCTCGTCGTGATCGTGATCGTCCCCGCAGACACCGCCACCGGCAGCGACACCATCTGCGCGAAGCCGCCCGCCGCGCCAGCGCCGTTCGCGCCGCCCACGATCAGCGCCGCACCCGCCGTCGCGCCCAGCCCGACCCACGTGCCCACCTCGGAGGAAGTGATCGCCGTCGCCGTCGCCAGGCCGGTATGAGACGCGGTGCCGACAGTCGGCGCGGTGCCGACCTGGATCGTTGTCGCCGTCGAGGTGCATACGGTAGTGCACTGGCCGAAAAATGACGTCAGGAGGACACTGCCGCCCGCCACCGTGAACAGCGTCGCCGTCGCCGTCGCCGGCAGCACCGCCGCCGCCTTGATGACCTGCGTGCCGAACATGAGCGAGCGCAGCTGATAGCCCTGAACGAGAATCGACATGACAGCCGCCCCTACGCGTTCGGGATCTCGAGGTTGGCCGGGGTCCGCTGGTGCACCAGGTCATGCAGCACCGCCACCGACTGGCCGTCGTTGTTCGTCAGCACGCCCTTGATATAGTTGTACGGATCCGCGATCTGGCTGGTGAATACCGTCACCGCCATCGCGATGTCCGTCCCCGTCGTCACCGTGTTCGCCGCCGCCTGCGTCTGCTTCGCCCACGCCGCCGACCGGGCCCCGTTAGAGGAGTCGGTCCAGTAGTAGGTGATGATGCTCCCCGGCGACGTCGCCGCCGTCGCGTGCGTGCTGCCCACCGTGACCGTCAGGGTGTCGTCGTTGGTGGCGAAGAACGTCACCGCCGACGCGCCGCGGAACTTGAAGATCACGCCGGAGAAGTTCTGGATCACGTCGAAGACGCGGCCCAGGCCGACCATGCCAGCCATTTCTGGCCCCTTCCCTGGCTGCTGCTCGGGCCGGGGGCGCCACTGCCCGGCTTGCGGCCCCGGCCGGGGGGTTGATTGCCCGGCCGGGGGTCATGCTCAGCGGCTCGCGAGCTGCACGAACGCCGTCAGGGTGCTGCTGGAGTTGTTGTGAGGAGTCAGGGCTGACTGCAGCCACGGGCGGCCGTCGACGCGCTGGATGATCCGGAAGCTGGTCTGGTCGTTGGCGAACTTGTAGTGCTCGCTCGACATGGACTCCATCTGCATCCGGTCGCCGATGAGGTAGTAGTCCAGGTCGACGAAGTTGATGTCACCCGCCGTGGACAGCGCGTTCGCCTTCTCGGTGAAGATCACCGGCCGGCCGAGGATCGTCATGGGCGGGTTGTCGGCACCGGAGCTGTTGCCGTAGGCGCCGCCGAGCCACACCGGGCCGCCGCCGGTGCCGACCGACAGGGCCATCGTGGCGAGCTCGGGGAAGGTGTCGATGGCCGCGACCCATACCGCCGACCGCAGCGACGTCGGCAGCATGCGGGCGTACATCTTGACGATGTTCTCCCACACGATCGTGTTCGTCGCCTGCCCGCTTTCCTTGGAGACGTTGACGGACGCCGGGCAGTTGATGAAGCCGAGCGGCTCGCCCACGCCGGTGCCGGTGAAGAACGCGACGTCCTCGCCGTAGGCGATGGCGACGGGGAACCGTGACTCGAAGAACCCGGAGAATGCCGGGGCGTCCTGCAGCAGCTCGTTCGGCACGTTCGCGTAGGCGGTGAGCTTCTTGGCGTCGAGGACGACGCGGCCGAAGGTGGCCTGCGACTCGGTAAGCGCAGCCGCTTCCTCGGTCCAGTACCACTGGACCCCGCCGAAGATGTTCGACACGTGGCTGGTGTCGTCGATGATCGGGATCGGCACCCGTAGTGAGTTCATCGGGATGACCGTCGCCCGGGGCCTGATAACGGCCGACTCGGTCGCCAGCGAGAGCAGCTCGCTCCTGAGAATCTCCGGAATCAGGAAGCCGCCGGCATCGGGCACTTCCGACCCGAATGAGTTTTGCACCTCGGTCAGCCTGGCCAGCTTCGGCGCCAGCTCGGTGCGGAAGTTCCGCAGCCGGTCCGCCCGGTGCCAGGTCGCCTGGAAGTAGTCGGCGGCGTCGTCGAAGATGCCGTCTACGCGGCGGCCGGGGGCGTGCTTGTTGCCGTACAGCGCCCGCTGCGCGCTCGTCATGCGGGCCCGCGCGCCGCGGTCAGCCGGGGCGGTCCTCACCGGGGCGGCGCCCTCGGACTTGTCCCGGGTCATCTTCAGCGCCTCAGCCGCGACGATCTGCGCCTGCTCGCGGATCTGCGCCTCGACGTCGCCGCGGTCCGCCTTCGCGAACTCGGCCGCGTAGCCCTCGATGTAGGACTTGAGGGTTTCCGGCCCGTTCTCCCATAGCTGCTTGAGCTTGGCCGGGTCGTTCAGGTCTTCTTCGAGGCCCGCCGCAGAGGCTGGTGCCTTAATCATCGTGTCGCCGCCTCCTTAGCGGTCAGTGCCGTCAGCCACGCGGGCATCCCCGTGTGGTCGCTTGTCTCGTCCTCTTCGCTGTCAGGGGCCGGCGGCGCGGCGGCGAAGATGGATACCTGCCATGGCAGCGATGCCACCGCCGTCAGCGGCGGGGCGGCCTGCTTCGCGGTGCGCACCCGGTCGGCGAGGCCGAGGTCGACCGCCTCCTGCCCCACCGCCCATGTCTCGGCCGCCATCAGCTCCCGGTACTCGGCGGCGGTCCGGCCGCCCCGCTCCGCGTAGATGGAGGCGATGTTCGCCGTCTGCTGGCCGAGCACGTCGGCCGCGGCGCGCATCTCCGCCTCCGGGCCGACGCAGCCGCCCCACGCCTCGTGGATCATCACGGTCCCGTTCGGCGTCATCTCCAGCTGGCCGGGACTGGCGGCCATCGCGATGAACGACGCGGCGGAGGCGGCCAGGCCGTCGACGACCACGCCGACATTGCCCGGGTGCTCCTTCAGCGTGTTGTAGATCGTCAGGCCGTCGAAAACGGAGCCGCCGGGGGAGTTCAGGTGGACCTCGACGTCGCCCTTGATGCCAGACAGGGCGTCCACCACGTCGGCGGGCCACACGCCGAAGAACCCGATCTCGTCGTACAGGTGCATGAGCGCCGGGCCGTCCGCCTGCGCCTTGATCCCGGCGCCGAGCCGGGCCGCGGCCGCGTCGCGGCTGGCGTGCTGCTCGCTCATGGACAGCCCCATCCAGCGCGCTGACACCTCGGCCAGCCACTGGCCGTAGGTACCATCCCTGCCATCCGGACGGCGGAACACCGCCCGGCTCACGGCCGGCCCCCGTTCAGGACGGGGACGACCAGGCCCGACGCCGACATGTTCGCCGCGGCCTCGGTCAGCGCCGCCGCGTACGCCTTGGCGCCCGCGGCGTCCAGCAGCATCGTCAGCGTCACCGCCAGCCGCTGCCCGGCAGGCGTCTCTACCAGCTCCACCTTCAGCACCGGCACGGGCTCAGGAGGGTGCTGCGGGGTTGTCATCGGCCGCTCCCTGCCATGTTCCAGACGGCCATCCGCCGCCAGTTCTGCGTGTCGTCCCCGCCGCCCGCGGACTCCGCCGCCTGCTCACCGTCCGGCGCGGCCGGGGCGGCGGGCTGGCCGGGTACCCAGCCGGGCGGCAGTGCCGGGGCCTGCTCCGCCTTCTCCGCCACGCCCATGTCGGGCAGGCCGACGACCTCGAGCACGTCGTGCGGGTCGTAGCCGGCCTGGATCAGCGACAGCGCCGCCGCCGACTTCGCGGTCAGCTCCGCGTTGTCCTGCTCACGGTTCGCCGGCAAGGGGTACAGGTAGTCGAACTCGACGCCCTCTCCGGTGCTGCCGAACAGGGGCAGGAAACGCTCGTTCAGCGCGTCCCGCCACCGGTCCAGGCGCGGCGACACGGACCAGTTCGCGAAAACCTCTTCGCCTGTCTGGGCGTTGGCGCGGTTCACGTCGTCACTATTGCCCAACATGATCTTGTGTACGCCCCACGCCTCACGGATCAGATCGCGGCTCAGGTCCCGCAGGTTCCTGAAATCCATGTCCTTCATATTGACTTCGTTCGGCACCCACGTCACCCCGGCCTCGAGCACCGCCACCCGGTGAGCACGGGACACGCCGCGGTGGGACTCCCGCCACCGGCTCGTGAGCTCGTTCCACTCGTCATCGCCGAGCCGGTGATCGACCTGCAGCACGCCGCCCGGCGTCGCGGAGTTGAGGAAGAAGTTACGGTTCCACTCGCTGGAATAGCGGGCGCCGTCGATGTCGACGAGCACCGCCTGCACCGGGCCGAGGCCACGGTACGGGTTGACGGGGTTCGGGTATTTGACCTGGATTACGTCATCGACGGCGAGCGGGACCTTCTCCCGGCCGTCCGGCGACGTGTACACCCAGCCCTTCAGGTAGGTGTCGTGGTCGGGTACCTCGTCCATGCGGTCCGGGCGCACCGGCCACACGCCGAGCGGGATGCTGGAGCGCGGGTCACGGTCGACGATCCAGAACGCCTCGCCCGCCAGCTCCAGGTACATCTGCGACAGTTCGAACAGCGAGAACCGGGAGTAGAACGGGTTCGGCTTCAGCAGCACCGACTTCGCCTGATGCTTCACGACCTCAGTGCGCTGATCCGAGCCCTGGTCGTTCGTCGTGTACCGGACGCGGCCGTCAGTGGCCTGCTTGCGGTACAGCCGCCACTCCGGCTTCGCCACGTTCGACGACAGCAGGTGCACGATCTGCCACACCGTGCCGACCGTGCCGTGGGTGCGCAGGAACGCCTCGCCCTGGTCCGCGCCCAGCGACGCGCCGGGAAGCTTGTAGAACCCGGAGCCGCCCATCGGGGCCGGGACGCCGTTACGCAGCCCCACCAGCTTCCCGATCAGCGACGGCATGACTAGCCACGGACCTTGAACTCGGCGACCAGCACGCACACCGCAGACGCCAGCAGCCCCCACGTCGTCCCCGCATGCCACGCCGCCGTGTCAGCGAACCCCAGCGCCGCCATCGTCCCCGTGTGATCGGCGATGAACGCCGCCGCCTTCGACGGCTGGCGGGTCCGGGCCTGGGAACGCGCCTGGAGGACGGACGCGATCTTGCCGATGAGTGACACGCCAGTCACATGCGGCGCGGTAACCGCCACGGCATCACCGTCCCCGGTAATCAGCAGGAGAGATCACCAGTCAGGCTAGCATCAGTTTGTTTGATCACTACACAAACAGGCGCGACACGCGCCCCGCAGTTGTGGAGGGTCTACAAGGTGATCCGCGACGCCGACCAGACGATGGCCGCAGCCGTCGCACGCACCCTCAACGCCCTCGAACTCACCGACGCCGACGACGCCGCCAAACACCTCGCCAAGCTCTACGCCGCCCAGATCGACGACTGCACCGGCGCGGAAGACCCCAAACTCGGCGCATG